TTGACACATCCAAAAAACAACTAAAAGACATACTGAAACAGGTGGAGTTAATCAATAAACACATTGATGTTTTAACTTCCAAGATCGGTGATAAAAAAGAAAAGTTGGAAAAGAAATCAAAATCCTTATTCACATTACAAGGTAAATTAGAAAGCAATATCAAGAAGAATGAAAAAGATATTGAGTTCTATGAACATAATGATTCTTGTCCTACATGTAAACAATCGATTGAATCTAATTTCAAACAACAACAAGTAGATGAACGTAAAGAAAAGGTTGTACTGCAACAATCAGGATTAACTGAACTATCTGATGAGTTAAAAAATGTTCAAGGTGAAATGAAAACCATTTCAGATATTGTAAAACATATCAATGAACACAGTAATGAAATTACCAAACATAATGCAACCATGTTGGCAATATCAAAGTATATTAAGAAGTTGCAGGCAGAGATTACTGCCTTGTCGGTAAAATACAATGATGCAGAAGATAGTAACCAAAAATTAAAAGACCTTCGTACAGATTTAATAATGCAAACAGAAGCATTACAAGAAGGTGCAGAAGAAAAACAGTATTTGGAGTATGCAGCAACATTGTTGAAAGACACCGGTATTAAAACCAAAATCATTAAGCAATATTTGCCGGTGATGAATAAGATGATTAATAAGTATTTGACTGCAATGGATTTCTTTGTTAACTTCAATATCAATGAAAATTTTGAAGAAACAATCAAGAGCAGACACCGTGATGAGTTTTCGTATGCAAACTTTTCTGAAGGTGAAAAAATGCGTATTGACCTGGCACTGTTGTTCACATGGAGACAGATTGCCAAGATGAAGAACTCGACCAATACAAACTTGTTGATCTTGGATGAAGTGTTTGATTCAAGTTTAGATACAGTAGGTACTGAAGAATTCTTAAAGTTGATACATGAAATGAGAACAGATACAAACGTGTTCGTTATTTCACATAAAGGTGACCAACTGTTTGATAAATTCAGAAGCGTAATTAGGTTCGAAAAGGTAAACAATTTTAGTAGGATTGCAAAATGAGTGAAATTTTAACAATTAATACAAACGACTCAACAGTGACATCAGTTAAGGTAAAAACTTTTGATTTGGTGCCAGAGAATCATCCGGTGTTACATCAAACATTACCTGAATTTGATTTTAAAAATCCACCTGTGGATCCTATCGAGTTTGCATCAACATTAGTTGAATCATGTAAACGACACAACGGTTTAGGACTATCTGCAAACCAATGTGGATTTAAATACCGAGTGTTTGTTATGGGTTCGAGTGATGAGTATGTGGCATTCTTTAATCCTAAGGTAACAAAAATGGAAGGCGAAGCACACATGGATGAAGGTTGCCTGTCATTCCCTCTGTTAAATCTTAGAGTTACTAGACCTAAAAGTATTGAAGTTGAATACCAGGACTTTACAGGACAAACAAAAACTACCAGATTTGAGGGACTATCCGCAAGAATCTTTCTGCATGAGCTTGACCATATGAACGGGATAGTATATACTAGTAGAGTGAAACCTTTAGCACTTCAATTCGGTTTGAAGAAACTAAGAAAACTGGCAATTAAGTTGCGTAAAGGACATAGACATTTAATTGCACCATCACAATAAAGAAGATTAATGGCAACTCCAATAGATCATGTAAACAAACAATGGGACGAATGGTCATCCAATAATCCCGTTGATAGTTTTGCACACATTGATACCGAAACACTTAAAAAGGTTCTTATTGAGGACTTAACTTATGCTTCTGGTATGGATGTGCGTGAATATACTTTGTACCAAAAATGGTGTGAAGTTAAAGAGCGTTATCCAACACATGAAATGAGTACATTGTTTGGTGATGAAGTGCAGATGGTTAATCCGGAACAGAAAAAACTAGTAGATATGGTTCGTTCCAATTTCTGGATGCCAGAAAGTCCAGATGATTACGCCAATTTGAAACCTACCATGTCATTGTACAATGGTGACCTTGCTGAAACTTGGAATGCCATTCGTACATTTTCTTCTACAATGAAGAATAATTCAAATATTGGTCGTAATCTATTCTATACCGTGACAGATGAAGTCACTGGTAAGTACCTTGGTGTCATTTGTATATCGTCCGACTTCTTGGATCTCACTCCAAGAGACAAAGCGATTGGTTGGTCGAGAGATGTTAAGACTCAACAACATATGATTAACCACACAGCAATCGGTTCGACCATCGTACCTTTACAACCTCTTGGTTATAACTACATGGGTGGTAAATTGCTGGCACTGATGTGTCTTTCTGACACGGTGCAAAAAGACTGGAAAGAAAAATACAAGGACGTTCTTGTTGGTGTTACCACTACATCATTATATGGCAACACCAAAACAAATGGTTTGTCACAGTATGATGGACTAGAACATTGGAACAAGATGGGTTTTTCTTCTGGTTCAGTTGCTTTTGAACCTAGTCGGGCAACTAAAAAAATGGTCTTTGATTGGATTAAAGAAAATTATCCAAGAAAGTATTTCGAATGGTGGGAAGCAAAAAACACTCAAGGTTTGCCACTCAAACGAGATCATAAGAACCGTTCACTCAACTTTGCTTATTCAAAACTTGGTATTCCCAAGGAACTGATTCGCACTGAGCATCAACGAGGAATCTATTTCTCTCCTCTTTATAATAACACCAATGAGTATCTTCGCAAGGAGATTGGTGATGCAGACCTGGTAAAGTCCTTTGATACCAGTTCAGAGGCGCTTGCCAATATTTGGAAAACCAAGTATGCTAAGGGTCGTATATCAATGTTGAAGAAAAAGAATACCGTTTCCTACGAGGCGTTATTCTATGATGACCTGATATACTTGTCCTGGGAAGATACCAAGACAAAATATTTACCTCAGATTGGTAGATAATTCAAGTGTACCACAAATATGCTTGACAAGTACACTACATATTGATATAATGTGTACTCTTGCATAACGCAAGGAAATTAAATGACAACTTTATTATTATAGGAAATACTATGACTACAGCACAAAAAACCTCCGCAAAAACCAAAATTCTGAACTTCCTGAACAAGACTGAGGGTTACAATACTCTGACTGTTGCTCAGGCACAAGCACGTTTTGGTATTCAAAATGTCTCAGCACGTATTGATGAATTGCGTCAAGAAGGTCATGTGATCTATACCAACACCAAAACTCGTGGTGATGGTTCAAAAGTAAAATCTTACCGTATGGGCAAACCAACCAAAGCTATGGTTCGTGCTGCCCTGCAAACTGGTTACAGTCTGACTGCTTAATTAGTTTTATGCTAGGGAGATACCACCGTAATGGTGGTTCTCCCTTTTTTTGTTTCTGGAGAAAAAATGGAAATTTCAATTAAAAAAGAAGAACTACAAAAGAAAAGCATTTTTGTAGCAACTCCAATGTATGGTGGTTTGAATCACGGTCTTTATGCCAAAGCTTGTTTGGACCTACAAGCAATCTGTATGCAATATGGCATCGCAGTTAAATTCTCATTCTTGTTTAATGAATCACTTATTACTCGTGCTCGTAACTATTTGGTAGATGAATTCATTCATCGTTCTGATTGCACACATATGTTGTTCTTGGATGCAGACGTACACTTTAATCCACAAGATGTGATTGCATTGCTCGCACTCGATAAAGATGTTATCGGTGGACCTTATCCTAAAAAAGCAATCAAATGGAAATCTGTATTGAAAGCGATTCAAAAGAATCCTAATATTGATATTAGTGTTCTGGAGAAATTGACTGGTGATTACGTTTTTAATCCAGTACAAGGCACACAACAATTCTCAGTTACTGAACCACTAGAAGTTCTTGAGATTGGTACCGGTTTCATGATGGTTAAACGTGAAGTCTTTGAAAAGATGACTGAATCATATCCAACCATTCGTTACAAACCGGATCATGTTGGCCAAGCAAACTTTGATGGTTCACGTTACATTCATGCGTTTTTTGACACTGTTATTGATACTAAAGACAGTATTACAGGTGGTGGTTCAGATCGTTACCTGTCAGAAGATTATATGTTCTGTCAAATGTGGCGCAAGATCGGTGGACAAATTTATCTTTGCCCATGGATGAGAGCAGATCACATTGGTACCTATCACTTCCGTGGTGATATGCCGGCAGTAGCAAACTTCGTCGGAGAGATGTGATGACAAAAGGCCGTAAATTCGATGGTGGTAAACTTGAATACGGCCTTTTGCCTCCCTATGCACTGGAAGAAACAGTAAAAGTTCTTACTTTCGGCGCACAAAAATATGAACGTGATAATTGGCAAAAAGTACCTGATTCCAAACGCAGGTACTTTGATGCTATGGAACGTCATGTTTGGGCATGGAAAAAAGGTGAACAACTGGATCCTGAATCAGGTATCCACCATTTGGCACACGCAATGTGCTGCTTGATGTTTTTGTATGAACATGATACAATATACTCTGTTGAACAAATTGATAATGAGGAAACAAATGAAAAAGACAGTGACACTGAATGATATTCAGGATCGTATTAAAAAAACTACTTACACTTTAATGCCGGGTACAACTACCACAATGTGTCAACTAGAAATGGTTAATGGATATTCGGTGTGGGGTATGAGTGCATGTGTAGATCCTTCCGCGTATAATCAAGGTTTGGGTGAAAAATATTCTTATGAAGATGCTATCAATAAACTTTGGCCACTAGAAGGCTATCTGTTATCTGAACGTCTTTATCAAGCAAGTTTGTAATGAAATACAAGGAAAAAAATGAAACTATCAAATGAAACACTAACAATTCTGAAGAACTTTGCCAGCATCAATTCAGGCATCGAATTCAAACAAGGCAATAAGATTGCCACGATTTCTGCAACCAAAACTGTTCTTGCTAAAGCAGGACTAAAAGATCAATTCCCAGAAGATTTCTGTGTATATGATTTGAACCAGTTTTTGTCTGTACATTCACTATACAAAGAAACTGAACTGGAATTTGATACCAGTAATGTCATCTTCAAAAGTGGACGTAGCAAGATCAAATATCGCAAGACTAGTAAGAACATGATTGTTACGCCACCAGAAAAAGATTTGAATCTTCCTTCCGTGGATGTATCGTTCACATTGAAAGATGAGGACTTGAATACTCTGTTGAAAACAGCAAGCGTTCTACAATCGCCTTGTGTTGCCTTTGAATCTGATGGCGACAAAATCTATGTGACATCTTTTGATCCTAAAGATAATTCATCACATACAAACTCCACAGAAGTGTCAGATGGTAATGGTAAAACATTCAAGGCAATCTTCCTGACAGAAAATCTGAAGATGATTGCAGGTTCGTATGAAGTTGAAGTATCATCAAAAGGTCTTGCATCATTCAAGAACACTAAAGAAGATATTCAATATTGGATCGCAATCGAATCCAAAGACTCAGACCTAACTTTTAAAGGATAATTAAGTATGTTGACTTTCACAGATGCAGTAACCGATCAATCAGTATCTATTAATCCAACATATGTTGTTGCGGTCTTTGTTGTGCCAGATGGAGACCTTGCAGGCAAGACAATGATTAACTTGACCAATGGTGCATTGGCAGTTAATGAAAATGAACTGGATGTATTAGGTTTAATTAAAAATACATTGTCTGCCGGTGGTGGATGTGGTCGTTGCGGTTAATAGGGAATAATTATGGCAACAATTCAAACACTATTCGGAACATTTAATGATGACCAATTGACGGCACTGAAAGGTGCAATCAATGAGATGGAAACTGTGATGCATAAAATGGATTCACAGAAACAAGAAATGAAAGATATTCTTGATGCAACTTTTGACAGTCTGAAAGTGCCTAAGAAAATTCTTCGTAAGATGGCTCGTGTACAATACAAGCAATCCTTCCAAGAGGAAATTGCGGAATCGAAAGAATTTGAAGCATTATTTGAAGGCATGACGGAAGCAAAATGACGATAGAATCCCGTAGAAAGTTTATTCGAGGTGCGGGACTTCTTGGTGTATTAGCAACAGGTGTTATGGCAGCAAAAACTGCTTCATCAACACCTGTTGTGATTAACAACAACACACACATACACAATAAAACACCAGAGGTCGATCCAAAGATTCTTAAACTAATTGAAGAATCTAATCCAGCAGTCCTTCAGTTACAAACAACATATGGTGAATTGACACCATTAACCGATACAGAACACGAAAATGTTTATATTGCGAATAGTCTTTATGGTTATTCAAAATATATTCCTGGAACAGAGAAACATGTATTTGTAAAACTTATAGCAGGTCCTGACGGTGAGTTATATTTGGGTGTGGATGGTCAATGGAAAAAAGTGTTGACTACAATTTAATTATTATTTTATATTATGGAGTTTTGAATGTCAGATCATGTATTGTGGGTAGAAAAGTATCGTCCTAAAACTGTTGAAGAATGTATCTTGCCTGATAATATCAAAGATACATTTCTTGAATATGTTAATCGTAAAGAAATCCCTAATCTTCTACTGTCTGGCACAGCAGGTGTTGGTAAAACAACAATCGCAAAAGCACTTTGTAATGAAGTGGGTTGTGATTATATCGTCATCAACGGTTCAGATGAATCTGGTATCGATGTTTTGCGGAACAAAATTAAGAACTATGCTTCTTCAATGTCCTTGGCCGGTGGTCGTAAAGTCGTTATTATCGATGAAGCAGACTATCTAAATCCAAATTCAACTCAACCTGCGCTGCGTGGTGCAATCGAGGAGTTTGCGGATAATTGTTCTTTCATCTTTACATGTAACTATAAGAATCGGATTATCGATCCTATTCATTCTCGTTGCACTGTTATTGATTTTAAGATCAATGGTAACAAAGCAAAACTTGCAACCCAATTCATGAAACGTGTGGAGTGGATTCTTGGTGAAGAAAATATCACATTCGAAAAAGATGTGGTTGCTGCGGTTATCATGAAACACTTTCCAGACAATCGACGTATTCTGAATGAACTTCAGCGATATGGTGTTTCTGGTTCAATCGACAAAGGCATTCTATCGTCTGTATCTGATGTGCAATTAGGTGAACTGACCAAGGCACTGAAAGATAAAGACTTTGCAAATTGTCGTAAATGGGTTACCAATAACTTAGACAATGATCCATCACGCATCTTCCGTAAGATTTATGATGTGTTGTATGAACTGTTGAAACCACAATCTGTTCCACAATTGGTCTTGGTTCTTTCAAAGTATCAATACCAAGCAGCATTCGTGGCAGATCATGAAATCAATCTGATTGCTTGTTTAACTGAAATCATGGTGGATTGTGAGTTCAAATAATGCCGGATCTTTTCAAAGAAATCATTCCGTCAATTCTTCAGACCAAGAAATCGGTCATTAATGATGATATTGACGTAAAAGATTATGTACCTTTTGTAGTTAACCGAGCCATGTCCTATCATATGGACTGTGTTCTTTATGTCAACGAACTCAATCTGCGATCAAGTATTGACAAGGATATGCAATACCAATACCTTCTAAATACAATCAGACCAATGAAACGGAAATTTCAACCGTGGCAAAAGTCAGACGTAGATAAGAATATTGATTGTGTGAAAACCTATTTTGGTTATTCAAACAACAAAGCCAAAGAGGCTCTTAGAATTCTTACTGATGAGCAAATCGCTGAAATAAAAAGAATAACAGAAAAAGGCGGAGTGAACAAGTAATGATAGAAATTAAAGACTTAGTTGAGGTGACACTAACAGAAAAAGATGACTTCCTGAAAGTACGAGAAACATTGACCCGCATTGGTGTTGCATCTAAAAAAGATAAAACATTATTCCAGTCGTGTCATATTCTACACAAACGTGGCCAATATTATGTGGTGCATTTTAAAGAACTATTTGCACTAGATGGTAAACCTGCCGACATTACAGAGAATGATCTTGCTCGTAGAAATGCAATTGTTAATTTGTTGGAAGATTGGGGTCTAATTACTATTGTCAGAAAGTCACAGACAGAAGTGCCAGAACCAATTTTTCTATCACAAATTAAGATTCTTTCACATAAAGAAAAGCATGAATGGGAATTAGTACCGAAATATAATATCGGTAAAAAAACCATAAACATAAATAGTTAATATTAATCAATAAAAAGGAAATATAATGGATTTCAGACAAACCATCATCAATACTCTATTAGGTGAACAAACTCAATTGCAAGAGGATCGTAAAACACATACTTATGGTTTAAAACTTGCTAGCAAAAAAAGCACAGTCGATCCAGAAGATGATGATGAGTACGGTCAAGTACATAGAACACACACAAAATATGATATCATACACAGACCAACTGGTAAAAAAGTTGGTGAAGGTGACCATCATTGGAATAGCGTTACTGGTTCACATGACAGTTGGACAGCAAAGGTTCATGGAAAAACAGTAGAAATTCCAAAAAATTCTGATGTTGGTGGAACCAAAGGTCACCAATTGTCGTTGAATAAAACACTCAATAACAAAAAATGGGTCGCGGCCGCTGCCGAGAAATTATCAAAAGATTGATAATTGTTATAAATAAAAGTATCTCATCGGGATGGGAACGTTTATAAAGATTCATCTTAGGACCGCTAAGTCACGAATCGTATAAAGCTGGCACAACGATATGGTGTCCCCGTAACAGTAAGCGGGATTTAACTGATATGCCTTCGGGGTATCTGCAATTTAATAAACTCGCTTAATTTAAGGAGAAACAACTATGTCTAAGACATTTAAGCCACTGCTATTTTCTATGGATTCATTCAAGTCACTAGATCCATTCACAATCGGATTCGACAAACTAGTGGATGAATTTCAAGATACAATGAAAACTGTATCAAAGAACATTCCAACATACCCACCATACAATATCAAACAAGTTACTGATAACAAATACGTTATCGAGATGGCTGTTGCAGGTTTCGCAAAGACTGATATTGAAATTACACTGGATGGTAAAAATCTGGTCGTAGAAGGTGTATCAAAAGAATCAGAAGATGCAGCTGCATATATCTTTAAAGGTATTGCAAATAGAAACTTCAAACACTTGTTCAAATTAACCGACAAAATTGAAATCAAAGATGCTGAAATGGCAAATGGTATGTTAAAGATTTGGTTGGAGAACATTGTCAAAGCACAAGATGCTGTTAAGAAAATCTCAATAGGTGAACCAAAATGAACTGGTGGCCTGTAAGTGATGAAGAATGGGAAGAATTAAACTTCCCAAAACCTAAACAGTAATCCTAAGGGGGCTTGACAAGTCCCCTTTTTTAGTTTATAATGGTCACATCATGAAAACTATCACTAAAGAAATTATCAAAAAACTCCGTGTGGTTACCACACAAGAAATCTTCTATTCATATTCTCATTGGCCAACCAAGGAGATTGATGGTATTGAATTCTTGTCTGTGGTTAAACGCGATCCTTCAGGACACGATACTCAATCTGTTCATTGGATGCGTAAAGACTCATTGGAAGTTGTCAAGTAAAGAATTGGGCTTGTAGCTTAATGGTTAAAGCAGCGAACTCATAATTCGTTGAGTGTCGGTTCAATCCCGTCCAAGCCCACCATTATATTATATTATGAAAACAAAATACATTCAATCGTTCATGGGAGCAGCAGAGCACTTTGCTGACTTGTCCACAGCCAGACGTTTACATGTTGGTGCAATCATTGTTAAAGACGATAGGATTATTTCTATTGGATACAATGGTACACCAAGTGGGTGGGACAATAATTGTGAAGATTATGATTATATGTCAGTTGATGCTGGCGGATGGATTGATACACCCACTATTGAAAAGCAATGGCCATACACCGACCGTTTTGGACGCCGTTATGCGTTGAAAACAAAGCCAGAGGTACTACACGCAGAAACTAATGCAATCGCCAAACTGGCACGTTCCACAGAGTCTGGAGACGGCGCCACACTGTTTGTTACACATGCACCGTGTTTAGATTGTGCTAAATTGGTATATCAGAGTGGTATTTCCACTGTTTATTATCGAAATGACTATAAACTGGATACTGGAATTAATTTTCTCCGCCAAGCTGGTGTCAAAATAGAAAAGGTATAGGTCATAAATATGTAGAGATACGCAACCCATCTGGAGGTTTCATGCAAATTTCAATTCGCAATTGTCCGGATAAGGCCTTCAAAGAGTATGTATTAGATGCAGCAGAATTTTATGCAAAAGAATTGTTACCAAGTAACAGAGTAAGAAATAATTGTGCATTAAAGATTAGATTTTCAAATAAGATCGATGAATTTGGTTATGCAAGTGTATTGAAATGTAACAAATCAAACCAACCTCGTAGTTTTCTTATAGAAATACATCCAGGTATTGGTGCAAGACGAATCTTAGAAACACTAGCACATGAAATGGTTCACGTTAAACAATATGTTAATGGTGAATTAAATGATAGATTATCTGCATGGTGTGGTGTGAAGGTAGATTCGACAAAGGTTGATTATTGGTCACACCCATGGGAGATTGATGCGTTTGGTAGAGAGACAGGTTTACTTTATAAATATGCAACATCAAGATGTTTATGGGAGATATTTGATGATTTTAGAAATCCAGAATTACCAATTGTGTCCACTCCGATAAGGTGGTTGAGTGTATAAATGAGTCATATAACACACGGCGAACACACCTACGGAACAAATTACATATCAATATATCAGTGGGGTGAAGGTTCTAAATTAAACATTGGGAAATATTGTTCTATTGCAGAGAATTGCAAGGTGTTTCTTGGTGGTAATCATAGAGTAGATTGGATATCAACCTTCCCTTTTGATAAACAAACAGGTTCTAACGGTGATGTAAATATTGGCAATGATGTTTGGATAGGACATGGTGTTACAATCATGTCAGGTATCAACATTGGCGACGGTGCTGTTATTGCAGCAAATTCACATGTAGTCAAAAACGTAGAACCTTATGCAATTGTTGGTGGTAATCCCGCAGAGTTAATCAAATATCGTTTTGATGATACCATAACAGATTGTTTATTAAAATTGAAATGGTGGGATTTACCAGAAGATGCAAAAAATGAAATTAAAAAAGAACTAAGTGCTGTGCCAGACCATAGTAAATTGATACGTTGGATAGAAAAATACAAAAAAAGTTAAATATTTGTTGTTTTTTTGCGAAAAACACGCTTGCCAACAATAAAAGTTTACTATATACTCCTAACAAGTTAAAAAATTAAGAAAGAACAAATGTTTTCCATACATAAACCCTTCGCAAGTCAACCAGAGTATCGCAATATTACATGCGATAATGGCTCATGGTCGGCGTTTGGAGTTTGTGTATAGATTAAAAGTTGTTCTTAAAACTTACACAAACCCAGACGACCAAAAGTTCTCTGGGTTTTTTGTTTTATGTGTTGCGTAAAAACAACAGTGTGGTTGACAAATAGAACCGGTTGTTATATAATACGTTCTGTTGTGTTGATTTAGTAAGAAATTTAGATCAGTTGGGGATTAGTTAAATGGTATAACTACGGATTTTGATTCCGTCGTTACAAGTTCGATTCTTGTATCCCCTGCCATAATTAAGTGTTATAAGGTATCGTGTATTGACGAATACACTATTCGGGTCCAACCGGCCGGGAACGGATCCTGACATAACTGCATCGGCTTTGGATGGGAAGCACCCAACTCTTAAATTGGCAGATAGCACTTAATTATGGTAACAAATGGAAGTGTGGCAGAGCCTGGTTTATTGCACCTGACTTGAAATCAGACGTATCGAAAGGTACCGTGGGTTCGAATCCTACCACTTCCGCCAGTATTAAAAATACTAAATAACAGATGACTCAACTGTTACTTAGGAAAATAAAATGAATGTTAATCAAAAAGGTGTTAAAGGACTTATCAAAGTTATTGATGATTTACAAGATAGTGGTTATTATACGTTTACTGCGTTTGATGACCATTCACCAATAGATTTAATTGCTGTAGACAAACTTGGTAATTCTTATAGACTTCAAGTGAAGTATAGAGAAAAAGATCCAAGAAAAATTAGTGAAAAATATTCAATCAACGCTTTTAGTGTTGTATCGGGCAAAAAAGTTCCAATAGATAGAAATATGATCGATGGTTGGGCAGTTTATTTGGCCAACGTCAATCGGGTTGTTTACATTAATAAAACTCTATTAAATGATAAAGTTTGTTTAGTTATTGACCCAAATAAGAATTATGGAGAATTGGATGAGTGGTTTAAATCGGCACCCTGCTAAGGTGTTGTGTTAGGAAACTAGCGCCGTGGGTTCAAATCCCACATTCTCCGCCAGATATACTCCTGTAGTGTAACGGTAGCACGACGAGATTTATATCCTCGATTCGCTAGATGGGCGGTTAGAAAGGGTTCGAATCCCTTCGGGAGTACCAATTTTAGAAAGTTATTATGTTTAAAGTGTATTGGACAGTAATAGGACAAACCTATGGTCAAGAATTTGAAGATATGACACAAGCACTTAATCAATGTCAAAGTTTAAGAAACAGTGGTGCAAGGTTTGTTACAATGTGTAGTGAGAATCCGGATAATGTCACAAAGATGGGCGTTGCAGAAACCGGTTCTGACTATAATTGGAAAAAACGTAGAGTTTAATGTGGGTGTGTCGCTGAATGGTTAGGCAAAGGATTGCAAATCCTCATTATGCAGGTTCGAGTCCTGTCACCCACTCCAAACGATGTTGTGTAAAAACAACACACTGGTTGACAAATAGAATTAGATGTTATATAATACGTTCTGTTGTGTTGATTCAGTAAGAAACAAGTTGTTGCAGGAAAACAACAGTGTGGAAATAGAAGTTGCCAAAACGAGTGACTTCTGATATAATGTTGTTTCAGTAGTTGATGTTCATTAAAAATTTAAGTTTTATCAGTGTACCGTTAGACTTCTGGTGAGGTCACCACCCTTTCAAGGTGGCTAGATGGGATCGTAACCCATACGGTATACCATATTAAAACATATTGCATGACCGCCTCAGTGAAGGGATTCTAGAAGCCCGGTAGCGATCAATGCTTAAACATGCAGATGGGTTCGCATGGTGCAGTGTGTTTTAATATGGTAATTCAATGGGGATGCGGCTAAGTTGGAGAGTGGCGGCTGACTGTAAATCAGTTCTTTCGGGTGAGTAGGTTCGATTCCTTCCATCCCCACCAAGTTTTAATTTTTTTATAAAGGAAATTGTATGAAGCGAAAATCAAGTAAAACACGAAAACCCTCGGGGGTATAATTCAATGGTTAGAATATCCGGCTTTTAACCGGTCAATCAGAGTTCGAGTCTCTGTGCTCCCACCAATATTAAAACATATTACTGACAATAGCGCAACGATAAGATGCCATGAGCACCTACAATAGAAGCACGATAAGATAGTATGTTTCAATATTGGAAAATTATAAACAAGATTGGTGATAATATGATATTAGTTACTGGCGGCGCAGGATTTATCGGGTTAAACTTTGTAAAACATCTTTTAAAACTTAATGAAGATGTGGTTGTGGTTGACAACCTTACATATGCTAGTAATCCTAATGTTTTAATGTCGTTAAAAGTAAAACATGAATGTGTTGACATTGTAGATAATGTTGCATTAACATCGACACTAGATAATTATTCTTTCACTAAAATTTATCATTTTGCTGCTGAAAGTCATGTGGACAATTCAATTAATGATGTGATGCCCTTTGTAAATTCTAATATAATCGGCACAATTAATTTATTGAATTATTTTAAAAATAAAGATGTAAAATTTATTCAGGTATCTACTGATGAGGTTTTTGGTGAAGTACCATACCCCGGCAAGTTTAATGAATATTCTAATATTGTTCCTCGTAATCCATATTCAGCAAGTAAAGCGAGTGCTGAACATTTTGTTAATGCATATAAGAATTCATATAAAATGAACACCGTTATTGTTAATAGTAGCAATAATTATGGACCGTATCAACATATTGAAAAGATGATTCCAAAAACAATCACAAACATTATACAGAACAAAAATATTCCCGTATATGGCCAAGGCTTACAGATTCGTGATTGGATTTATGTAGAGGATACATGTGAAGCTATCTATAAAATTTCTATGTTGGACAATAATATAGATAGATATTGTATTGGTGCTGATTATGAAATTAAAAATATCGATTTGGTTAAACGAATTGTATTAATGATGGACGCAAGCACCGATTTGATTAGTTATGTAAATGATAGACCTGGCCACGATATGCGTTACAGTACAGAAATTATTCAATTGCTACGCGATACGGACTGGCGGGTTACTCACTCATTAGATGTGGGACTTCAAAAAACAATCGAATGGTATAAAAATGAAAATAGGATTTAATTGTTCAAGTTTTGATTTGTTTCATGCAGGTCATGTAACAATGTTAAAGATGGAAAAAGAATTATGTGATTATCTAATTGTGGCACTACAAGTTGATCCGACTGTCGATAGACCAGGCATTAAAAACAAACCTACACAATCAATTTATGAACGATATGTACAATTACAATCGTGTAAGTATGTGGATGAAATATTGGTATATTCGACCGAATATGATTTACTTCAATTATTGATGACACAAAAAATTAATATTCGTTTTTTAAGTGATGAATATCTAAACCGTGATTTTACTGGTAAACAATATTGTGTCCAGAATGGGATTGAATTGCACTATCATAGACGTGAACACGGATATAGTTCCACAGAGTTGCGTAATCGAGTATATATACTCGAAAAGCAAAAACATGAACTGCAAGAACATGATATTGATTTACCACAACATTCAACGGAATTAGTTGCAAAAAGTTTACCTATCATGTATGTTAAAACTGCAATATAATCATCAGTTAATAATTATAAATGAAATTGGGTCTCAAAGTGTTCATGGACGCACATATGCCTGTCACGCATATAGAAGGGGATCGTTACCCCTTGAGACCGCCAGAGCAAAAGATGTCTGTGTGGTGTCTTTCGGGAATCACTAAGGTATCCAACGGTTGTAAGTGACGATGGGTGATATCGGAACTTTCAAGAATAAGTTGCAACTAATCTCGGTGCTCCCGTTCTCCCGAGTTAAAATGACTGACTGTAAGTTCTCCCTCTACGAGATAAAACTTTCAGTAATAACGGGGCCAGAATTTAAAGTTTTATTGCGGGATAGAGGAGTCCGGTCGTCCTCGCTAGTCTCATAAGCTAGAAATCGTGTGGTTCGAATCCCACTCCCGCAACCAAGTTTCAAATAGTTAATATATATAAATAGATTAACAAAAGGAGTTAATCAAATGAATATATGTCAATGGCATCTTTGTAACAGTGAAACAAAAACAAAATTTTGCAGTACAAAATGCAAAAATAAATTTCATGTTGTAAAGAGAAGAAAAGTATTAAAGGAACAGGCTCTAACCTATATGGGTGGAAAATGTAGTATATGTGACTATGATAAATGTACATCCGCATTAGAGTTTCATCACATAGACGAGAAAGAAAAAGATTTTGGAATCTCACAAGATGGTAATACTAGAACGTGGGAAGAAATAAAAAAAGAATTAGATAAGTGTGTTTTACTCTGTGCAAACTGCCATAGAGAAGTTCATGCTAAATTGAATAGTTTTATTCCTCAGTAGCTCAGCGGTAGAGCGACGCACTGTTAATGCGTTGGTCATTGGTTCGATCCCAGTCTGAGGAGCCAAGTTTTGTAGTTTGTGTTAGATGTTGGGAAAGCAAAGCCTCGAAAACTTTGTGAAAGGGATAATCAGCGCGAATCTGGCTAAACTAGTAATCTCTGTTACTGACTATTACTGATGTGTCCATACTGGCCTACATAGTCGAAAGATTATGTGTGAGTACACCGCACCGTGCCGGACGGCTGACGGGTGAACGATGAAGATAATAAGGACTTCATGCGAACTACAAATTCAATATCCCCCTTGCATACGGGGTACAATGTGATAAATTGTGTGCAGTCATACAGACCCCGACTTCGTATCCTCGGTCGATAAACGAGGATACATATTAAAGCACATACTCGTCAATCTGGAACCGCGATGCCGAAAAGATTGGTGACAATGTGTGCTTTAATATAATTTGGGCTGTTAGTGCTAACGGGAACACATCTGGTTTGCAACCAGAAATTGAGAGTTCGATTCTCTCACGGTCCACCAAGTTTTATGCCCCCTTAGCTCATCTGGTAGAGCACATGATTTGTAATCCTGAGGTGGTCTGTTCGAGTCAGACAGGGGGCACCAGTATCCCGATTTACACTTTTGCGTGATTAAAAGTGCGTCATTGCTAATACGATAGATGGCTCAGTTCTTATGATATTACTGCGAAGTCCCGCTACATGGGAGCCTTGAAAAATCATAGGTGTATTCAGATACCGCCAAAATAACAATATCTGACGGACAGGGTAACTACTCAGTCTGGGGCTTATGGGAATAAGTAGCCAGACACTTTATTAAAACATATTGTGGAGAGCACTGTATAGACTAGGAAGGTTTGACCCGACCTAATATATCACTCGGTATCCTGCGGCCGCAACAGTATGTTTTAATAAAGTGCGGGATTAGTTTAGGGGCAAAACTAGAGATTTCCAATCTTTCGTCATCGGTTCGATTCCGATATCCCGCTCCAAGTTTATGCGGCAAGGTATTAACCACACAGTGGCACCCCCATTGTGGCTTAGTGAGAATCTAGGTTGCCGCTCCAGTTTCAATCTCGGTGTAGTGTAGTGATAACATACGTGGTTTGGGACCATGTGTCGAAGGTTTGATTCCTTCTACCGAGACCAATGGTAGTGTAGCATAACGGTAGTGCGCCACCTTCATACGGTGTAAAGTGTAAGTTCGATTCTTACCACTACTACCAAGGTTTAATACCACCTTCGTATAATGGATGATTACCTAACGCTACGAACGTTATTACGGGAGTTCGATTCTCTCAGGTGGTACCAAGTTTTTGCTCCGATAGTTAAATGGTATAACTTTGGCTTGATAAGCCAACATCACAAGTTCAATTCTTGTTCGGAGTACCAAGTTTTATTACGGTGTAGTATAATGGCAGTGCTGCGGTCTCCAAAACCGCCAGTGGGGGTTCGATTCCCTCCACCGTAGCCAACAAAGGGAGTTATTATGAAACGATTGGATTTAATGGAAGTAAAAGCGTTCATTGATGCACAGAGTCCAGAAACTAAAATTTATCTGGGTGCTGACTCAGAACGTTTTAGATTGAACGATGTGTGGTACGCTGATTACACATTAGCCGTAGTCGTTCATATTGACGGTAGACATGGTTGTAAAATCTTTGGTGAAGTTGTTCGCGAAAGAGATTATGACCAAAAGAAAAGCAAACCTTCAATGCGTTTGATGAATGAAGTATATAAAGTTTCAGAGTTGTTTCAAAAACTATCTGACGTATTAGAAGATCGTCATGTTGAAGTTCACTTGGATATTAACCCAAACGAAATGTACGGTTCTTCATGTGTAATTAATCAAGCAATTGGTTATATCAAAGGAACTTGTAATGTTATTCCAATGGTTAAACCACAAGCGTTTGCAGCATCATATGCAGCAGATAGATTGAAACACGTTTTATACGCATAAGTACAATGGTGTCCATGGTCTAACGGTTATGACCCAGGATTGTGATCCCTGGAATGTGAGTTCAACTCTCACTGGACACCCCAAGTTTTGTAGTCTATGTCTGGTACATAGGTAAACGGCGTTGCGGAATGGCGAAAGTCACGTTAAACATCGAATCGCAAACTAATAGAGTTGTGTCTCTGCCTACTACAAATCCAATGCCTCGGTAGTTTAATGGTAGAACGCCATCCTTACACGGTGGATATGGGAGTTCAATTCTCCAACGAGGTACCAATGCATCTTTAGCTGATGTGGTCATAGCAGGCGCCTGAAGAGCGTCGGAACGTGGTTCGATTCCACGAGGATGCACCAGAATTTATTATATATACTATTGCTCAATAAGAGTATTTTAGAGGAGTTATCATGCGATTTTTAAAAACGATGATGTTCCTATTATGCCTAACAAGCACAATAGTGTATGCAGATGCACCAACGCCGTATGAGTTACAAAAACCAGTAAAGTGTGCGAAAGCAAAAGAATTATTGGAATATTTTGAAAGTGAATATGGTGAAAAATTGTCATGGGTCGGAAAAGATGAAGCGTCCGATTCATTCATTGCAATTTTAATGAATAAAACAAATACAACTTGGACGATTGTACAATACACTCCACAAGTTGCATGTGTATTAGGTTCTGGTAAACAAGCCAGTCCTATTTGATGAAAATGCTTCGGTAGCATAATGGTTAATGCCACTGCCTCTAAATCAGCCTATGTGGGTTCAATTCCCACCCGATGCACCATTTATAAGGAGAAGTTTATGAAAGAGTTTTTCGCATAGATTACACACCCGCCATAAATTCTTCTTGTTAACCTGAGTAATAAATTATTTTAAATAACAAGGAGAATTACAATGAGTATCGAATTAAAAATCAAATCAAAACATTTAAGCCTAGAATCAAAAGTCATTCGTTTTGAAGAACAGAAATTACAGAAACAAATACAGTGGCACACCAGTAGAGAAAAGAAACAAGCATGGGAAATAAAAGATGCTTGGCCATTATGTTTAAAAATCGGCAGTCTTACTTCACATCGAAAGTATAATGTTCGTAATGAAAATAGAGCAACTTTCTTAGCAAGAGCATATCTTGCAGGACAACCTTATAATCAAGTAGAGAATAAGAGAAAACCAGAGAAAGAAGGTACGTTTGAGATGGTCGTATTACCTAGAGTTTTAAAGATGGTTCAGAAATATGGTGGACGGAAAACCAGGGAATTAACGCTTGACAAACTCAAAGAATGGTGTTATAATTAACAAATAAATGCGGGAGTGGCGAAAATGGTAAACGCAGCGGTCTTAGAAGCCGTAAGCTGAG